TTTTATAAATAATTACATTATAATTAGGTTATGTCAAATAAATTCACTATGTTTGTATCATATTAAAATATCATCTATGAAGAAGTACATTATTATCTCGTTATTATTAAGCTCTTGCAGTTTGATTAAACCTATTGCTGGTGGAAACCCAGAGCCTAATTTGAAAAGTATTCATATGTACTCTCACCATAGAGGCTATACTATAGATGAATATAATAAACATCCAGATTATGACTGTACAACTAAACAATAACAACATGACTGCAATCGAACTATACGTTAAACTTATCGAGCAGAGTGACCCTACTATGAGAAGTAGTCTTGCGGCTCAGGTAAAGGCTGTATCGCCAGAGCTTAGGGCTCATGCTGGAGGTTATTTCTTAAATGACTCCTTAAACAATAGCATACCCCTTACTCACACTCTATGTAACATAGCTCGTAGATTATTTCCAGACGAGAAGCATCCGCCTAGTCAATCTAGAATGGGATGGTTAGTGATAAAGCCTCTATATGTTAATGATTTAATAGGACTTGAACGAGAGTCTGTTCGTAAGAATAAAGATTCCGTAAGCGTCAGGTCCAACCTAATGAAAGCTTGGAAGGATTCTAAGTCTAATCAGAAGCGTAAAGGTGATTGGAGTCCTACAGTATTTAGAGAGCCAAACACTAAGGCATCTAGAGACTTTCTATGGACATTGTTTTCTGAGTTCGATGTTGAATTGATAGAGTCTGATAGAAATAAGATATTCAATAAGAAACCTAAAGACTGGGATTCATTTTATCATAATGATGAGGAAAATAACATTTCATTTGGAGCTATCATAACCAATGCCAATAAGAAGGTTAAGCAGCACTTCAGAGGGAGACATATGAGACCCGTATTGGACGCTGTAAACAATTTACAAGGTACAACATTCTATATTAATGAAGAGGTCTTAAACAGGCTTAAAAGAGACCAGGCAGAGATACTGGGAGAGCTTAGAGCTTCGTCTGATTCAGAAGAGTCTTACCACTCTAAGAAGAACGAGTACAGAGAGGTTATAGGTAGAGCTACTGAGCACTTAGGTAAAGAAGTCTATTCCTCTATATACTTAGACTCTAGAGGTCGTACTTACTACGGAGCTAACTACCTTAATCGTTCGGGTGGTGACTTAGCTAAAGCTTTACTTATGGTAGAGCCAGAAGAGATAGGTGACCATGGATGGGATGCGCTACTCGTAGCAGCTGTAGACTTCAGAGCTAAAGATAAGCAGGAGAAGTTAAGCAGAGCTGAGAAGCTTTCTATAGGTGAATCTAATATAGAGGAATTTATAGGCGTAGCTAATGGAGACAGCTACATGGATGCAGATGAGAAGGGTCAATATCTTTCGGTATGTATAGACATCCGCAATGCCTTAGCTTTAGGTGTAGACTTTGATAAGTATAAGTCAGGTATATTACTATCTAGAGATGCTAGTCAATCGGGTCCTATGCTTATGGGTATTGCTACTCAAGACCACAATACAATGAAGTATACAAATGTACTAGAAGGGACAGTTAGATATGACTTGTATGAGGAGCTGGGTAGTGAGATGATTAAGCTACTTCGTAACTATGATGTGCCAGATTATGATGGCAGTCTAGACGGTTTAAACTTCAATGTGTCTTCAAGAGATGGTGTGTCTTTAATCTATGACAACGAGAAGGCACTTAAGAGCAAAGCTAAGGCAGACTTCTTAAACTTGTTTGATACAGACTCAGCAGCACTAAGAAAGTGGAGCAAATACCCTCTAATGCTGTTTGGATACAGTGCAGAGGAATGGTGTATAGCTAGTGACCTTTGGGATAAGATGCAACACAAGTATGATTGGTTGACTCCTGTTCACTGCAAGGTAGTAGCTGACCTGTTCTACGAAGCGGCTAAGACTTCTATTCCAGCTGTATACCAGTTCATGGAAGGTCTAAAGAAGTTAGGTGGTGAAGTTCATAAGCTAAAGACTGACTTATTGGTTCATGCCTCTTACTCTAACTTTCCTTTTATGCAGAATTACTACAGAAAAGATTATGTTGACGTAGAGATATACGGTAAGTCACCTAAGAATAATGGAGGTAAAGCGGAGAAGATAACGTTGAGTGTGGCTATTGAAACTGATAAGAGGAACTATCACAAGACTAAAAGCGGAACTCCAGCAAACTCTATACATTCTATAGACTCCGACTTACTAAAGATGGTTGTGAATCATTTTCCACACCCCATGGCTACTAATCACGATGCATTCTTTGCTACTCCATCACGTATAGGAGAGTTAGATGTAGTGCTTAGAGAGTGTACAATGAAGCTTGGTACTGAGTATGATTTATTAGGCAACATTACTAAAGAGTATGATTTAACTCCAGATGATATAGGTATAAAAATTAACCCTATTGACCCTAAGTTCAACCCTTTAGCAAATGAATACTGTTATAGTTAAGATATAATTAGGTTATATCAAATATAATCCGTATCATTGTACTATAATTAACAACTAAAACAAACAAAATGGGACGTACAAAAACAATGTTAACAATTAGAGAAGTAGAGTACAAGAACTTTCAAGAGCTTTATACTGTATTTGAGTATAACGGAGAGGTAGCTGCTATAGAGCACGAGGGTTACGATGTATCTAATCTTAAGTTCGATGAAAGTGAGCTTTACGATCATGGTAAAACAGAGGTAATGACAGAAGATCCTGAGGAGTTTATACATAACTACTTCCTTAATGTTCAATAATAAGCACTTTCAATGGGCGAGGGACAACCACTTAAGGCTGTACCCTCAATGTCTTATAGAGACATACGTAAAACAAAAACAGGTTAATGGGCGTCGTAAAAAAGCCTATATACCTTATGTAGAAATAATAATCGAGATCAACGGTTCGTCTAAAAGAGTAGCGGACTTGCCTCACTTACACGAATTCTTAGAAGATGGATGGAAATTTAAGCAGGATGAAGAAGTATATGAAGTTATTGAAAAGTTATATGAGTTCTACTACAAACGCGCCAATGATAGGGCAAATAGTTAAAGCGATGGGTACTATAGGTACTCTTTGTTTCTTAGGGATGCCTTACGCATTCGGCACTGATTACTTCTTACCATTAGCTGTAGGGGGTAATCTTTTACTTTTACCACAAGTGTACTTAGCAAAGCAATGGAACTTAGTGCTACTCAACGTAGTAGGTGGTGGAAAGTACCTTTTCAACTGGTTATTCTAAACGACCGCAGGGGTATTAAGAAGAACACAGAGAAATATAGATATTGTTTAGTTGTTTAGAGAGCCCCTTTACCGAGGGGTTTTCTTTTTATATAAACTTTATTTAAAATAATTAGGTAAAAGTTTGCACAGTAAATTTATTATGCTTATGTTTGCATAGTAATTCAGTAAGAGTATAAGTTCTTTGACATAATGGAAAGTAACACGAGTAAATAATTAATAATTAAAATCAATTTAAAATGAACAAGTACACAATCACACAAGAGGCGTTAACAAATGTATTCGCATTATTAAACACGCTACCAATTTCAGTTTTATCAACTGTAGAAGCAATCTCTAAGAACCTTCAATCGGCAGAAGAGATAGTAGAGGAGTCAGAGGTTATTTCTGAGGACAAAGAGTAATAATAAAAAAACAGAAAGAATGACAGATAAATTAATTAAGATTCAGCAGGAGTTAAAAGCCCCTAAGAATCAAAGAAACAATTTCGGTAACTACAACTACCGTAGTTTAGAAGACATCCTTGAAGCAGTTAAGCCTTTATTAGCTGATCAAGGTATCCAGATGACACTATCTGACGAAGCTTTTGAATTAGCTGGCATTCCAGTTATTAAAGCTATAGCAGTTTTATCTGACGGAGAGACAGAAATAGTTCGCACCGCAGTAGCTGGTGTAGACACTAAGCAAAAGGGTATGGCAATTCCTCAGACCTTTGGCTCGGCATCCTCGTATGCTAGAAAGTACCTTCTTAACGGTATCTTCTTGATTGATGATACTAAAGATGATGATGCGACTAACACTCATGGCAAACCTTTAAGGGATAATTCGCCAGAGTTCGTAAAAGCACTCAAGTATCTAAAAGACGGTGGTAGTATCGCTAAGATTAAGGAGACTTATTCAATTAGCAAAGAAGTAGAAAGTAAATTAATTAACAACAAGTAAAAACAGAAAGTATGGCAAGTATTATTAGTGTAGGTATCAAAGTAGCAGACTTAACAGCAAACGAAAAAGGGTATGCAAATATCAATGTAGCTATCAATGACGAAGTGAACCAGTGGGGACAGAATGTTTCAGCATGGAATCAACAGTCTAAAGAAGAGCGTGAAGCTAAGTCGGACCGTAAGTATGTAGGTAACGGTAAAGTAGTATTCTCTAATGACGAAGGAGTAACAGTTCCTGAGCGTAAAGTAGAGGTGACTAATTCAGATTTTAACAAAGAAAGAGGTGGCGATGACCTTCCTTTCTAAATAACAGAACTATGATAGAACCAGTAGATGACTTATTAGACAAATTAATGGACGTGAAGTACAATCGCATCCCACAAGGGCTTAAGCTTGGCGTACCAGAGATTGATGAGTACATTCGCTGGAAACGCAGTTCGTTCGACGTAGTAGTGGGGCATGCAAATACGGGTAAGACTACAACCATCATGTTTTTGATGACTGCTTATGCCGTTAAGCACAACCTTAAGTGGTTGGTATTCTCTTCGGAAAATACACCCTACTCTATCGCTCGAAAAGTAATAGAGTTTAAAACAGGCAAGCCTATACAGAAGATGACTGATGGAGAAATATCAGAACAAATGGTATGGGTTAACAATCACTTCAAGATTATAAAAGCAGATAAATTATATAATGCTCGTAGTCTAATGAAGGAAGCCGTAGAGATTAAGAAGGATTGGAACTATGATGGTATGCTCATAGACCCTTACAACTCGCTCACTAAAGATAAAGAGCTTTTAAGAAGTGTAGGAGGTCACGAGTACGACTATCAAATAGCGTCAGAGATGCGTTTATTCTGTGACAAATTCGATGTATCTATATGGCTAAATGCTCACGCAGTTACAGAGTCCCTAAGAAGAGTTTATCCTTCAACGCATGAGTATGCTGGTCTACCTATGCCGCCTAATATGGCAGACGTAGAAGGAGGTGGTAAATGGGGTAACAGAGCCAACCAAGTATACACGGTTCATAGAATGACCCAACACCCGACTGACTGGATGTTAAGTGAGATTCACGTACGAAAAGTCAAAGAAACAGAATCAGGTGGTAGACCTACTAGCATTGACAGTCCTGTCGTGCTTAGGATGATGCCAGGAGCCTGTTCATTTACTTACGCAGGTTTAGACGTAATGCCTCAGTCAGAGGAAACAACTAAAACAACTAACAATCAATTATTTTAATGACAACAATTATATTAATAATAGTATTAGGTATGCTAGGAAGTGCAGTACTAGTTTACCTTAAAGAAGGTGCAGATATGGTAATAACATTCAATAGAGGGTTCCTAGTAGGTATCGTTACAATGAAGACTTATTACGAACTAGAAGAAGAGAACGATTACACTTATCAAGTAGCCCTTGGTATGCTAATCATTACATTAACCTGGACTAAAAGCAATATAGATGAAAGCAAATAATAAAGAATCAAGACCGAGACTAACAGGAAAGAAGAAAGCTAACCACGACTTTTTTAATAGTGAAGAAAGTAGAATCCTAGTAATAGGAGATACTCACTTTCCTTTTGTACATGATAACTACTTTGATTTTATAGTAGATACATACAACAAATACAACTGTAACAGGGTTATACATATTGGTGACCTTTTTGATGCGCACACAGTATCATATCATGAAACGTCAGCAGATGCTTTCGGAGGTAAAACTGAATTAGCTATGGCTAGAGCTCACGCTAAGAAATGGCATAAGCAGTTTCCTAAGGTAGATGTACTATGGGGTAATCATGGTCGTTTAGTTATGCGTAAAGCTCAATCAGGAGGTATTCCTTCAGAGTGGATTAGAGATATATCTGAGGTTCTAGAAGTTCCAGGATGGGAGTGGCACTATGACTTATACATAGACAATGTACGCTATACTCATGGGGACGGTTCAGGTAAAGCTCGCACAGCTTGTAAGAGAGATATGCAGTCTACTGTAACAGGACACTTCCACACTGACTTATACGCTGAGTATGCTGTAGGTGCTAACTCAAGAGTGTTTGGTATGGCCGTAGGTTGTGGTATTAATGACAAGTCTTACGCTATGTCTTACGCTAAAGGTGGTAAGAAAAGTGCTTTAGGTTGTGGAGTTGTAATAGGAGGTCACACTGCTATTCCAGTTCCAATGCAAATGGAGAACTACAAATAATGCGTAAGTGTACCATATGTGCACAAGAAAAAGATGAAAGCGAGTTCGATGTCTATAATAAAAAGACAGGGGCTCGCAGACATCAGTGCAGAGACTGTAGAGCTGAGCAAGCTAAGATGTGGGTAGATAATAACGCAGATAAAGTTAAGGCTAATAAGAAGAACTGGGCAGATAACAATAAGGATAAGACTAAAGAATACAGGAAGTACTATAGAAAAACTAAGAGAGGTTTTGTAGGTAACACATTTAGTAATATGATGTCTAGAGTGCAGGGTAAAAATAAACCTTGGCTCTATAAAGGACTACCTATTTGTGAGAGAGCTGACTTCATTAAGTGGACTTTAGAAGATAGAATGTTTAATATGTTATTTGATGAGTGGGAAAGAGCAGGATACGATATGAAGCTAACGCCTAGTATTGATAGGCTCGACTCACTGCATGGATATACATTTGATAATATGGGATGGATAACACATTCGGAGAACTCTACAAGGGGTTGTCTTTCAAGATGGGGTTATGGTAGTTAATTAATAATAAATAAAATGATAGAAATAGCAGAATGGGAAATAGCGTGTTCTAAAAAAGATGCAATGGATTTGGTAGATGTTCTATGTTGGGGCGGTACTTGTAACGAGGATTCAGTATTTGCAGTACACAGTTACGGTGTTAATGATATGGATGTAATGGTAGATTATGGAGAAGGTAATGTAGAAACCTATAAGCTTCACGACACTCATATCGATTATATAATCAGATATATTGAAGAAAAATGTCAAGGAGAATGATAGACGATAGATTAGATGAGATAGACCCAAGGGGTTACACCATCGACGAGATAAGAGATTTGGATGAGTATTACGATAGAGTAGTACTAGGAGGTAACGTAACTGTTAAAACTCGTATAGAGGTCGATAAAGAGCCTACTAAGGCTGAAGATAGGAAAGCGACCCCAGTTTACTCAGGAGTGCTTAAATACTTCCCTAATGCCCTTAAAGAGGTTAGTAAGTGTTCACTAGCAGGTCAAAAACAACATAACCATGGAAATGAATTGTACTGGGATAAGAGTAAAAGTAATGACAATGAAGATGCTTTGGTACGTCACCTTATTGATCACAGCAGTAACCCATTGGATGATGATGGTGTATTACACCTGGCGAAAGTTTGCTGGAGAGCGCTAGCATCACTAGAAATATATTTGGAAGACGATGGAAGATGAGTATATAATAACCCTACTACTGATAGGGTTGCTAATAATGATGACAGTATTAACTTATAATATATTAACATGAAGAAGAAAGAGATAATAGTAAACATTGGAGCCTTTATAGTTACGCTCTGTATAGTATTTTCCTTTATGATGCTGAGCAGCTGTTCTGTACATAGAGAGACTGGTAAAAGAATCTACGACGTAGAGTTCCAAAGCCCTGTAAAAGTAAAAACATTAAACAAGTGTAAAGATGGACAACAGGGAAATTGAAATAATTAGATTTGGATTACTTCTTATAGTTATATCGATAATAATATTAATAACTCACATATGAGATACTTTAAGAGATATTTTGTACGACCTTTAAGGTGGTAATAATCAAGCCCTTGCATTAATTTGTGAGGGTTTTTTTGCTTTACATTAGGTTATTCCAATTAATTGTCGTATGTTTGTACCAACAATAACAGATAACAACTAAAATAAATTATCATGACAAATTACAACACAATTCAAAACGACTTAGTAGATGACCAAAGAGCAATGGACAGGATGGATGCAGACTGGATGTATGACATTGAACTGGTAGATGCAAAAGTAGAACTTTACTCAGCGTAATGGGAGAGCTAGTAGTAACATCACCCAAAGGCAAAGTGGTTAGGCTAGCCATTAATACTCAGCTAGCACCTAATGTACTGGATAAGGTTATAGAAGACCTACTCAAGTACTATG